GCTTAAAGATAGCCAAGGACAGGATTTCTAACTGCTTGGTGTCTGCGTAGGCGGCAGATTTTCCGGTCTTATAGTCCACCACATAGGCTTGGTCGTCTTTCATAATGATTAAGTCAGCAATCCCACGCCACCAAACTTGTTTGTCAAAGAACTTACATGCCTGCAAGTCCCTCGTTAACCCAAGCCGATACTCGCACAGGGCTTCCCCTTCAATACTACGCAGGGCTTCTAGGGCTTCCGTCATGTAGGCATACTGCGGCGGGATAGGTTTCCCGTCCCTAATAAATTCTTCGGCGGCCTTGTGTACCGCTAACCCATAGCGCAGGTGCTCGGTCTGCGGCTCAACCACATCCTTCTTGACCTTAAGACGGTAGTATTTGTGGGGGCACTGCTTAAATAAATCCAGCGATGAGTAAGACCAAGTGTATTTAGTCATTCTTTGACGTGGCTTTTTATAGCCGCCCTCATTAGCCGCAGTTCAACAATCGTCTGATCAATCGTTGCCGCTGCCGCCACAAAATCTTTACTCAGCAAAAGCACATGGATTTCTTTTAGTAACTCCTTGACTTTTAGTTCGTGAGCCGTGTAGTTCAAGGAAGTATCTATTCTTACTGCCGTACTTTGCAGGGAGGCAACAGCGTTATACGCCCCAACACCTTTAACATTTACCATAGTTTTCTCCGTATCCAACTTCACAATTCAAGGGTAAGTCTTTGCACCAACTGGGTCGCCATCTCATACATTCTTCCACGTATTTTACCGCTTCTTCGCGCTCGTTCACGGGGGCTAAACACGCCACAGCGTCATGGACTGTCAAGACCACTTTGTACTTATTGCCGATTTTTAACATCTGCTCCGCTATGATGCACCGTGCCACGGCTTGACATACGTTCTCAATGATCTTGCCGCCGTAGATTTTGGTGAATCCAGCCCTAGTCTTATAGGCATATTGATCTTCTGAATCCTTGGATAACTCGGGGTATCGTAGATACAGCCCGGACGGTAGGCGAATTCCGGCACGTCCCTCGACACCAACCACATCGGGGTATTTACCAATAGGGGCGGCGCGATCCGCGAGAACCGCCTCAAGGGCGTTGTGGGCTTGCTTCCATAGGGTAGGGATCGCAGGGTAGGTTTCTCGGTAGACTTTAATGATTCGCTTTGACTCGTCCTCATCAACCTCAACCCCAAACACCTTAAGTTGAGCCTGAAACTTAACCGCGCCCATTCCATATCCCGCGCCAAGGATTGTTGTCTTACCAACGAATCTTTCTTCCTTTGTAATTTCTTCGATAGGTTTGACATAAATAGCCGACGCCATGATTTTGTATACATCTTCGCCCTTCTCAAACGCCTCCACCAAGTCGGTCTGCCCCGCCAACCATGCCACGGTACGGGCTTCGATCTGTGATGAGTCCGCATCAATTAACACATAGCCATCCGGAGCGCGGATAGAAGTTTTTAATTTGCCTGCGTTCTGACCACGAGCCGGTAAATTTTGCAGGTTTACCTTATCGTCCCCACCCCACCTACCCGTATGGGCGGCATAGTATTTAATGGGTACTGGGAGTTTGCCCCTTTGGGAGATACCGATAAACCTTTGGGTGCGTGTTTCCTCTAAAGTTGTTTTGTTACCAAGCCTCGCCGCTACCAACGTCTGCACCCGTACATCAGCGTGGTTCTGTAATCCCTTAAATTCTTCGTCTGTCTTGGCAAACGCCCATGCCTCCTTGCCCGTGCGTGCACTAATCTTGGTAGGCGGGTCAACCCCTAGTTGTTTGAGCAGTTCGGCAAACTTATCGTTCGACATCAGCGTGTCCTTGTCTGCCTCTGCCGCCTCTAGTAGTTTCTCCTTGCGGGTCTTGACATCTAGCAGATGTTGCTCAAGCAGGGGGAGATCCAATTCCAGCGTAGGTTCGATAAACATCCGCAAAGTGCAGTCGATTACCTTAAGTTCCTTGGGTGGGAATTTCTCGGCTAGGATCTTAAACAACGCATAGGTTAACTCCACATCGTTCTTGCAATACTCTCCGTACCGCTCAAGATCCTCGGGGGTGAAGTCCGCACGGTGCTTACCCATAGCGTTCATTACTTCCGTACCCTTTTCCCCCAGTTCGTAATGCTTCGCCAAATTCGCAAGAGACGCGCTTGTATCCACCCCGTTAACAGCACGCGCCATACAAATAGTATCCAACCAACCCTTCGGCTTAATCCCAAAATGCCACGAGAGTATTGACCCATCAAACGCGGTGTTGTGCGCGAGTACAAAGGCATTTGCCCAGTCGTACTGGTTAAGAAATTTCTTAATCTCCCCCTTGGTTCCGGAGCACCATGTCGTTTCGCCCTCATCTACCTTTACCCCCACGCCGATAATCTCAAACCCGTCATGACGCACGTACTCCTCTGTCGTCATCTTGGATAGTGAAAATTCTTTGTCGTAATAAGTTTCTAAATCTAATGTGATGATCACTAATTAACCTTTTGGTATATTTATTGTTTGCCGCTTGGGGGAGTTCACCATCGCTCTCACATACGGCAGATTCAACTGCTCTCCGTCTTCGGTTACGTCAGCAAGTCCCCGTAGAATATCCGCAGTAAACTTGTTGCGCTCCATATTCCGCAACCCCTCAAACAAAGCGTTCATTTCTTCGTCGTACAGAAAAGGTACTAGGGTTTTGACACCCTCCTTGCGCCCCATAATTTGATCGACTATATGTTGCCATTTACCAAATGGTGTCTCAAATTCTTCGGGGTTTGTTTTCATGCGCTCTAATAGTATTTGCACCCCTTCGTTCATCTCCTCGATCCGCATCAGATCTCTCCCAAATACTTGACTAAATCGTTGTACTTAGCGGTTGGCTGTAACTTCTTTATACGCAGGTTGGTTTCGTCAGCCACACGGTCAATCAGTCCGTGCTTTACCAACTTCTTGATGCGTGAGTGGGTCGTAGCGTAAGACGCCGCCTTGAAGTTCCTGATAATACCCATGATGGTGGCTCCCCCATTATCTTTATGGGTGGACACGATGGCGTTTAGCAGTAGCACGTCCGTGCTATCTAATTTGTACTTCGACTTTAGTCCCGCAATTGCTACACACAATTTGTCAATTCTCATTTTTTATTTCTCCTAAGTTTGTAATACACACAACGGTCAGTCCCTCGGTACTTCGGAATTACAAGGTCAGCCGCTACCATCTTGGCAAAATACCGTTGCGCAGTTCGCATACTGCACTCCAGCATATTTTGAATGTCCCTGATACAGAACGAATACTTCCCCCGCAAGTGCCGGATCAGCCATACTAAGTTAGCATCACTCGGCTTTGCCTTCATCACTCAACTCAATAATTTTGTCTAAGTAATGTCGGGCTTTCTTAACATCTTGTACGCCACCCTTACCCTCGACGCCCTTGGTATTTACCCGTGCAAGGTACGCGATGGCAGAGCCTAACAGAAACCCACGAAACTGGGCGGGGGTCATCCACGCTTCCATCGCATCCCACGGTTGCACCTTCATGGCTTTGTAATGGTCGCCACCTTCTTGAATGTCGTTCGCGCTCATTTAATTGTCCTGTATTTTGTTTTCATAACTTCTTCATACGAAAACTTTTTACCTAGCGCCTGAACAACATCTATTTCTTGTTTAGAGTATTTAACTAACCTACTGTTAAACACAAACGCATATTTAGGCAAAGCAATTTTCTTGCGTAGGAAGTCGCGGCCTTTTGGTGTCAAGCGCCACAATCCTGATGCACGTTTATCTTCCTTCAGGTCTTTGGGTTTCTTCTCAACTAATTCCCAATGACGTAGGGTAGCCAAAGGTTTAGACCGCAGAATCATTTTGTGCGCCTTGCCAATATCTATCCACTCGCTTTTACGAAAGTTATTGAGCATCCAAAGCATCCCCATCACCTGTGTGCTTGTTATCTGATACCCATTGATCTTCCCCCACCGTCCACAACACGGACAGTTAGCACCTTTGTCTTTGATTGCGCTGTTAAACTGTTGCCGCGCTTCAACTAGTGTTTTCATAGTAACGCTTCTCCTAATTGTTCAATTTCTTTTTGTTTAGTCTTGCGCTCCTGCTTCTTGAACCACTTACTCAAAACCTTAAGTTCTTCCTCAGTCTTAAAAGGCCAAGCCATTCGCACCGAATCAAGGGGTGGTTCTTCTGCATCAAGATACTGGTGCTCCTTTGGTACTAACTGATTTATTAAAAACCAATCTACTGTAGGCTCATTCATGTTTAAAATACCCTCCCTCACGCAGTCCTAGGTCAAGAGACAGCCGCTCGTTCTCATCTTTGACCCTGTGGTATGCCTGTCTCAAATACTCAATTTCTTTCTTTAACCGCTCGATTTCGGCTTTGTATTCTTCAGGAGTCATTCTTTCACCTTATAAAATTTCTTGGAGCCGATACGCACTATATCGGCGATATTGTTCTCAACAAACCTGTTCAATGTTCGGGCTATTTTGTGCTTGCTTACGATCCATTCCTTTGCAATTGTCTTTGCTTGCACGGGGGTTTTTGGATGAGAAAGTAGATACTTCCACACCTTCTCTTCAAAGTCGGTCATCTCAACTGCCATCGTCTATCCCCTAATCCCTCTTGCTTCCCATAACACCTGACCCAATCGTTGCAATATCTCTTCCAATTGTTTTTTGTTTTCGTTGTACAAACGCTCAGACAAATAGAAAAAGCAGGCGGCTTTCCCGTCATCAAAATCCATGTGTACCGAATCAAGTAACTGACTGACCTCATCAAACCTGTATGACAACTCGTCAAGGTCATTGCTTATCTGCCATGCTCCATTAAGAAGTTTGTCTAAGTCCTCTGTCTTAACTAGGGCCATCGAGGAGGATTTCTTAGCGGCTTTTTTCTTCATGTGTTCTTCTCCTTTATAGGCGGGTTCCACCACGATTAGCGCAAGGCCACACTTGGGCTACTGCATTAACCACAAGGGAGTCAGCGGAAAAATGTCGTTTCTCAGGATTGTTTTCTAAGTACCGCTTGACTACATCTTGGGCTTGCCCTGCGGTTATGTTTCTTGGAGGGCATACCTGTGTTCTAACAAACACATCAATTACCCCTTGCACATATCCGAGAGAGACCGCCCTTGGGATAACATCTGAGTCATTCATCTTAGACAGCAGACCGTTGCCATCCATAAACTCAGCACTAGCCATGCACGGTACAAACAATAAACTTGCGATTAGTTTTTTCATTTATCACCTCCTAAAAATACCCACGTTGAACCTTTAAGTTCTTGGTTGAGATCGGTTAATAACTTTTCAAAATGCGTAAGTCCGGTTTCGTCAACGACCACCCCCACGCCTCCCTGCGATGATAGTTCCGACAAATTCTTCATCTGTAGGGCGGTGGGTTTGTTGCCGTTGGCCTTGCACTCGATACCAAGGAATATGCCATCAAGGCACGCAATAATATCGGGCACACCGGACGATCCGTAGCCATGCGTGGCAGGCATAAAGTAGTAAGCCTTACGCTCTGCTAGCATGCGCTTAACCTTGTCCTTTACCTTTTTCTCAGGTGTGGACATGGTTATCTCAGATCAAGTTTCTTTTCTAGGTACGCAATCACCGCAAGCGCATCGTAATACTTCACGCTCAGGTCTTGCAGTTTCTTCTGTAATGCAGTCTCGTAGTCCTCGTTGACCTCGGGTGGCTCATCGACGGGGTTACTGCGGAGGAAAAACTTATCCTCGTATTTGGTCATCTGCCCTTCCTTTACCAACTTACTCAGCATGCCATAGACCTGCGTAATGGGCTTCTTGGTTGCTTGGGCTATCTGCTTTGCCGTTGACCCGGAGTTTCTAAATACTTCCTTTAGCACGGCGGCTTTTACGGTTATCTTTTTCATTTGCACTCTTTCTTGTTTGTTTAAGTTCATGGTACTCGTCATACGAAATGTAAATTATGATGTTCGTTGGGTTTAATTTTCTACCGATAGATTCTCCTATATCTGATTTATTAACATCTGTTAACTTAAGTAACGCCAGCCTCTCGGATACAAACAGCGGACACTCGGATATGTCAGGCAATGCAAACTTCTCGCTACTTGCGTTGTCGCACGCCACCATCCAATCCACATCACCGCTCTCGTGCAGATACACGATAACTACAAATCTTTGGTTCATTCTAATCCTCGTCACAACACTAAATTATCAAACAGTTTTAAACCTGTCAAGTGTTATGAAAAAGTATTTCTACCGACCTCGACCCAGTACTGGCTATCGTTGACTTTCATACCAACCTCGGGCACGAACGCTTTGTTGTCCATCATGCGTAACATAGCAACTTGTTCTTGGACATTCTTGGGTGCGCTGTCTATAGAATCCGCAGTAGCAAGTACGTTATTATCACTCGATAGATTCACCGACCCATCAGGGTTTATCAGTACATGCAGGTGCATGACTTCTCGGTTCCTGACCCGCTTCATCTCTTGAAACGCAGGGATGGCGTCGTCCATTAGTTTTGCCAACTTCTCGGTCTGTGGCCGGAACCCCGTGTCGCGTAGCATGATAAGTTCTTCTACGATATCTTCCAGTTCAATCCTATCCGTAGTGCGCCTGTAACTGGAACGCACCCCATTAAACCATTCGTGTACGCTGTGCCGGAAGTCCCCCCTTGACCATCTAGCCACCCGTGTAGCCGCAAACGGTTTCACATGCTCACGCAGAAGCCTTAAGATCTTTTTAGGATCTCGTGACTGTTTGCTGTGATACTCATCTGTATTTTCCCGGTACTTGTCGTTCTCGATTGTATATGCCCGCACAATAAAAACATCACGGCCTTTTGCATCGGCCTCTAACTGCACCTTTGCAACTAACGCATCGCCTCTATCCCCATCCAAAAACCTACTGTCGTAAAATTTCAGGACGGTGGCTAGCGCAGTAACATGTATAGGGAACTTGCTCACATGCCCACGCCGTAACTCCACAAGTATGTCCCGCAACTCATCACGCAAACCACTTGTATCTTCAGGTAACACTAGCATCGCACTCTCCTTAGAACATTGATAAAATCTCATCGACCCGAGCCTTGGTATCCAACCGCAAGGCATCATCCTCACGCAGATCTTTAGGCGTGACCCCAACCAAGGCAGACTCCAACTTCTTACGGGCGGCTTCCAACTTGGTGTCGTTCGTGACGTTCAACTTAGTCAGCAGGTCACACATATCCACCGCGTTGTTGACCAACGAATCACGGAAGATCTGCTTTTCCTCACCCGCCAACTTGCCGCTCATCTTCGATAGACATTCGTGGAGCCGGTCCCAGACGTCCTTAGTGGCTTCTGTTAACTTGTTTTGGTAAAACGATTCATATTGAGCCACCAACTCCTCTTTATGTTGCTCGTTTACGTCAATCCGGAAGTCCCCTACATCCGGCACAGGTAGGAACACATACCGGAACTTGAACTTGTTGATCAACTGATCGACATCGGGGTACTCATCGGCATCAAACAAATCACCCAACTGAAACGCCGCCGCACTAACCAATGTCGGGTACTCCCGCAAGAACTCCTTGACCGCATCGTTGAACTGCTGTTCGTAGTCAGAGAGCGTAGCCTTGTAGTCAAAGAAGTTTTTCATAGGTAACAGCCTAGAACCCCCGTCACTCCACGGTAGCGTCTGCTCGTAGTGCCAT